CAGTAGCCGTAACATCTAGGAGAGAACCAATATGAGTCCCAGCTAAAGTAACAGGGTCAATTTGGACTTTAACCATTACTGGAGTTAATAGTTCAGAATATTCCACAATAGCGAAAAATTCATCTGAAGTACTTGCTCCATTAATCTCTCCTGTAACTGAATCAATCGTTCCAGAGCTTGCAGATGATTTAAAAAACTGTACTCCGGATAAATTGAAGTAACGTTCGCTATCAATGACTAAAATCCCTGATCCATCTGAAAAAATCCTAGTACTACAAGGTGCAGTAACCAACCTTGAACCATTAGTATTTATAATCCTTTCTGTACGTAAACGGAAAAGATCATCAATACGCTTTTGATCAAGATCAAATTGTCTGGATCTTTCAGTCATCCAATCTTCCTGTGCTTTGTTTATCCAGTAATTGAATTTCTCGGCAGGAACGCCTTCTGCATCTTCTTTTTGAATCCCATGCAGAAAAGCAATCATCATTTCTCTAGCGGTTGTGATCATAATTTTAACCTTTCTTTTTTTCAGTAAGTCGGTTGCCCAAAGAATTTACATGACTACTGTTTTTTGGATTAACAACATAAATCACCGCTTCATCAAGCGTGCCCATAAATGTCTCTCCATCAAAAAACTTGCCTTGTACACTTCGGATAATTCCGTAATGTGCCAACTCCAAAACAAAAACTCTATTATCTTCCTTACCATCATAAAATGACAAGATACTTTTAGGTCTAAGTTCTGCTTCCTTGACTGCTTTTACGGTTAGAGCCTTGACAGATAATCCCCTAATATCAATTCCACCCAAATAAATACATAAAGACTTCAGCCGGTCAATATCTGATTCGTCGAAAATCTTCTTCTTCGCGTCAAAAATTAACATCTCTTCAGTTAATGATTCAACTGATTCACTTTCTACATCATTGATAAAAAATAGATGTTTCCTAGAATCTACTGTCCTACTGTTCCTGGCAATAAGATCGCTATTAGCCAAACACAAACAATATTTTCCATAGTCTTCATTATTACTCAAGTCCAACTGTTCTCTATGAGATACCGGGATTTGAATCTGATCAATCTGCACGCCTTTTTCAGGATCATCACTAATGCCCAATGCTTTCATGATTTTCCCTTTATCTGAAAGGGTTTCTTCGTTTAGTCCTAAATCATACTGTTTTGACTTTGAATCATAAATAGCTGACAAATACAAAGTCCTTTCTTTATACTTTGGATTTACAGCCAAAAGCTGTATAGTCCTATCTCTTTTTTCTTTGCTCATTCTTTAGACTTTTAAATTATGTTAAGACAACCTTACTGGTTTCCACATTTCAGCAACACCATACATGTTTGCACACTTAATACCAGTTTCAGAGAGAACATGAGTATGACTTCCGTCAACAGAAGTCTTCATATCACCACCTTTATCAATTCCAGCAACAGTTCCCATCAAGAAAGATCTATTCCCTAAAGTAAGTAGTTCAACGTTATTACTGCCAACATCTGCCCTTCCAAGAGAAACAAAAATAGCACGTCCACTTTCAGCCGAACTTCCATCTTTCGTAATAAGTCTAGGTCTTGACGGATCATCAAAATACTTATGCCAAACAGGATAAATACGAACATTATTCCATTCATAGAACGAGTAACTCATATTGATTCCTTTAGCACTACCATCTCCCTCAATAATCTTGTCAGACTGAGTTCTCAGACCAAGATCACCCATAATCTTTGTAAACTGCTGCATGAAATTTTGACCTGCAATCACTGCAACTTCAAGTTTCCCATCAGCAGATGACATGATCTGAAGATTACTCATGACATTCTGGAGAACATTTTCAGTTAGCTTATTGTATGGAAATTTTAAAGATCCATCACCCATATTCAAAAGTCCATCTCCAGCCATGATCTCTCTTCCCTTCATGTCCTTCAAATAAACCTCATCATTGTCACCAACAGTTCCTTGACCCATCAAAAGCTGATATTCGCGAGCCTCTGCCCAACGTTCCAACATTTGTTGCTCAGCCATAGTCGTCCACAGAAATTCTCCATTATGTTCGATCCAAATTTTACGAGTAGTCATAGCGGCAGCAGTTCCGGAAATACTCCATTTCATACGCTGCAAAGTCATATAGGAATAAGCCCAGTTATCAAAGGTGTACTTTTCATAGCCAGTCTCTGACATTTCGTAAAAGTTCGTCATTACAAAGCCAATCTCCATTCCCGGAGCCAATAGGTCGGGATTAATAAAGGTTGTTTTGCTCTTAGCATTCAATCGAACATAAAGACGGAATGATCCATCATCATTTTGTTTAGCTAGCTGATCGTCAACAATAGTAACATTTGTCCTGTTATCAGCAAGTTCCAAAACATCATATGGAGAAAACCAATCTGTATCAGTGTCAATAGCAATAACCTCACCATTTTCTCCTGGCTTTGTTTTGTCTCTACAAGAGTAATCTACGATGACACCTTTACGTTTAGTTATTCCCTTTACCGGCCACATAACCTTTCGGTTTCCAACAACCCGGTAACTGTCGTTGGTTAAGCCTGCATAAAGACCTTTTGATGTGAGGCCTTTGTTTGCCAATAGCGAGGAAAATGCGGTACGATCACTCTTCCATAGAGTAGCAACCTGTGGCATAATCTCAGGTTCAGCGATAGCGGCTTGAAGTAAATGATTAGACATCGTGGAGTCATTTGCCCATCCACGAATTGTCCCTGGTTCTACAATTCTCATTTGTTAATAAAATTTATTGTTGCGGTTCTTTTAGACGTGAATAGTCTACTTTTTTTGGACCCGGGCTGGCTGCTGGAGCTCCTAATCCCGTCATAGATTGTGGCCTAAGTTTATTAAAAATCTCAGCTTTAGTCCCTTCTTTGGCATTAAATAATGCCTCTTTAATCTTAGGAGAACCATTCAAAACAAGAAAGGCATACTTCCAAATATCCATATTGCTTTGCAATAAATCAGATAATGGCATCTTTCCACTCTCGTCCCTTTTGGTTAGCTCCCGAAAAGTACTATTAAATGCTTCCCGATCTGCTTCGCTGATTGGAACACCATAAATTTCCGTAACTTTTTTAGTTTCTGCAAATAAATTTATTAACTCGGCATCAATCTTTTGATTAGCCTCATTAATTGCTTTATCTTGGTTTGCTTTAGCTTCTGCCATTATACGTTCTCTATCCTGATCCTGACGAGTTCTAATTTCTTTCTTCATGCGTAACTCTTCAGACTTTAACCTCCCACTAGCTTCAAATTCAGAAATCATCTCCTCAATATCGTCTTCTGTTGCATCTGGATATTCAAGAGGTATGGATTTCTGAAAAAAATCCCTACCCTTTAAAGTAAGAATCTTCTGCCCTGCATTAATATCTTCAGCCCATTGATCAAAACTAAACTCAGGATCTGCAAGTTTTTGGTTCAGGTCTAAAGCCATTGGATGTAGCTTTACATCATTTGGCTTAATTTTCTCAATCGTGTTGGAGATTACTTCAAGCTCATTTTCCGGGCTCAAATCTTGTGGTGCATCAATCCCAAGCTTCTCCTTCAAGACACCCCAAATTGGGCTAGGACTAAATCCTGTGGGCTTTGGCTCTCCTTCATCATTGACTTTAATAGAATCATCTGATGAATTTTGGGTAGGCTCATTGCTTTCTTCTAATGGAGCCTCCTCTTCTACGAACTTCCCCTCTGGTACGCTAAATGCGCTTGCTCGTTTCTTTAATTCTTCTTTTTCCATTTTTACTTAGTATTAGTATTCATCTTATTAACCTTCTTCTCTTCTATGTCTAATTTTCTAGACCCTAGCAAGGTATCAATTTTTTGCGTCAATCCACTCAGTCTGTTTTTAAAATCATCAGAAACAATCTTATTCTGAACATCAGCAGCTTTTATCTGTAGTTCTCTTTCTTTAAGAGCTCTATTCTGTTCCAACTCTTTTGCTTGAATATCCTGTTCGGTAATTTTTTGTGCAGCATTAAATTGAAGCTCTCGCTCCTTAATCTGTGCATCTAATTGTTTTAATTGCATCTGCATCTGATTGTTTAACTCTTGAAAGCGCATATCCATCTCTTTCAACGCTTGTTCTTTCTGCATCTCAGCTTGCTGTGCATTTCCAGCTGCTGCCTGCATCTGTTCAGCCATACGCTTTGACGCAAACTCTAAAGTAGTCTCAATCTCCTTCAAGGTGCTTCCCTGGTAAACTTTGATTAAATCATGCAATGCAATCTGTCCTGCTCCACGTTCTTGCATGGCAATCCTTCTGAAATCTTCCATGAAGTCTAACTCCTTAACGGAATTAGATACAAGAATATCATATTTCCTCCCATCAAACATATCTTTGGGTAAGGCAAAATCTTCATTGGTAAGATCACTATTAGAAAACGAAATAATATCATCAATAAAACCTTGTTCTCTAGCACAATTCATAAGCCGGCTTAAGGCTTTACCCAATAAATTAAAATGCTTGTAAAAATGGATCTCATTAATAATAGTACTTTGATCAATACTCATCTTATTCGTTCCAACCTGATCCGTGCTAATAGTTTGACCAATAGCCTGCCTTGGAATACCAATAATCTGACCTGCCATCTCGTCAATGTCCCTTGCCATCCCTAAAATATACATAACACTTTGACTCAATGAATCGTCATATTGAGTAAATTGATTGAAGGTTGGAAAACGTTGAAACTTCTTCTTCATCGTATCAATCCATGCAACCCCCATCTTTCTATGATAAACCCATTGTTCCGGAGTCATATCATCAGGACGTTGAGACTTGTCCATAATGATGCCTTTAACTCCAGAAAGTACAGTAAGCAACTCGGCCTGGTACATTAAAATATTATATAGATCCTGGAGATCTTTCGTTGACCACACATATGAATATGGAGCATCATCAATTCCATTGAAAGTATATCCTATAATCGGAAGCTCCGTCTTGAAGGTATCTACATCATATACCTGGTATTTTCTTGGGCCAGCATTAACAACTACACCTCCAGATGCATTCCCTATAAGAACGCCCTCATAAATATCATCAATATACCTTACATTAATATACTCTCCATCACGAAGACCTTTCTCCAGAACTTCTTCTTCATTTATAATATGAGAGAAATGGGATTTTGGTACATGAGGATTTGGTGTAAACTTCCTGATTATTTTCCGTGGACTTCTCCAAAAAACATAAGTTACATTAATAACTCCATCTATCATATTACCTGAATAAGCTGTATTGTATTGGTCATCAGGAAAGTAAGCCCCATTATCAACATTAGTTTTAACACTAGAATCAGAAATCAATGTCCTAAATCTCTTGATTCTTTCAATATCAGTCTTCTTCAAGTACTGGCCAAAACGTGTGAGAATTTCTCCAATACTCATTGGAACAGTATAAGTTGCCCAGTCTCCATCCTGAATATACCCAGTAGGAGAAGCCCCACTCCAGCAGGTGTAAAGTGAAGATATCTGTTCAAAAATAGGGTACTTCTCTCCTTCAACAGGATCAACAAAATAGATAGGCTTACCAGTAATCCCCTGCTCCTTAAAAGCACTTATGCTCTTACGTTCAATATCTCGCTCCTGAATAGCTTTCTGCAAATATTTCGAGGCAGCAAGTTCGAGAACATCTTTGTATTTATACTTAAAAAAATGATCAATCTTCTCTTCGTCATCTTGTGTTAATAGAACAATACGTTCTTTCTTAGTTTTAAGCTGAACAAGCATTGTAATGAGTTCATCCTTGACCTTTAAAAGCTCTTCTTGCATCTGAGCCTGCTCCTCATTTTGAGGTTGATTTGCTAAAATTTGTCTAATCTGACCAATATTTTGTTCGATCTGAGTTATAGCTTCGAGTTCTGGCTGCCGTATAGAATCAATGCGTTGATCAAAAAGATCCAAATAGTGCTTAAGTTTTTTTTCATAACGCTCTCTTTGACTCTTCTCATCACTCGCAATACATCCATAATGAAGCGGACGTGTTGTTAATTTTGATATCTGAAGATCTATCTTTGGTCTAATAATCTGAAAAAAACGAACCTTGGCAGGATAGACATAATCACCAACCTGATTAAGATAGTTGAATTCTTCTTCTGTCTTAATACCATTATAGTACATAAAACAAATCTTATCACGCTTACGCGACTGAATATCCGTAAGTGCTGAAGATGCGATTGTTCTGGTTATAAACTCAGCCCATTCCTTTGTTCGATCTTTTAAATCGGGTACAAGATTAAATTCCATCTAATTTTTTGTAAATTGTAACTTTCCTCCCCTAGATATGTATCCAAAATAAGGAGATTCCTTCTGAATAATTTTCTCATCCTCTTCATCAGCATACATCGTCTCGTTAACTTGAACCATACAAAGCGATGCAGCAATAGTTAAGTCACAGTTGTATTTTGGATCTAACTTATAGTTTATAAACGCCTTAATCAAGTCGAGATCTACCATACGCTCTATCTCTGAAGACTCTGCCTTCAATGTCTGCTTAAGTATCTTCAACCATTCTCTCTTTGTTGAAGGATCAATGCCATAATTATTATTAACCTTTGAATCTACAATCCATCTTGCTATAGACAAATCTGGTCTTAAAGCAAGTAAAAATTCCATCCCATTACGCTTATACCAGTCAAAAATCAAAATATTCGACCATTCAATAAGGTTATGACTATTGTAATAATAAGTTAGTTTAGCTGTATTCTCGTAAAAGTCATAAGCATTTTCTTCACGCATATAACTTTTGGCACAAAAGAAATTATAAGTTTCACTTGCTGCATAAAATTTCTTTCTGACTACACACGCACCCTTTGAGACAGATGTTTTAGCCTCATCCTTATCATATGAGTCTGTACCCGTATAATAAACCTCCTCTGGCACAATACCTCCTGTATTGACCGGATAATTGCCACCATCATCCTTTATTACATTCCCATTACCATCGATCGTCATTGGATGCTCATATATATCAATATTCCCGTTTGGATCTGGAATCCATTCAACACCAATAATCGTCCCATCAATCTTTATCCATTCAAGTCTTCCAATTTCTTTCTTTTGAAGACTTTCATGATTCATCAAATCAGCTCTTCGTTTATTTAGCATAGATGCAACCATTTTCCCAAAATATCCACCGGTAGGTAACATAAATGCATCCGATGGTTTCCTTGGCATGGTTACACAAAATTCTTGTAGGGAATCAGTTCCTTCTTTTTCTTCACGTATACGATCAAGTGTTTCAATAGATTCTTCCTTAAGATTATTGCCTTCCGAATCAATCTTATAATACTTCCAATCAGGAATAAAATAGGAACACCTCTGGGTCCCCGGGGCAATATCTTCATCAAACTCACTTAAGTCAAAAGATAAACAATTAAAATCATCTGGATTATAAAATATTTTTTCAAGTTCAGAAACTCCAGAAAGTGCACCGTCAACTTCTCCACCAGTTCCAACAAATATAGCCATACCGGTCTTGGTCCCTTCTGCATACAAAGAAGGCTCAACAAATCGATAAGTAGCAATCCCATTCGGAAAAATCCCGAACTCCTCGAAAATAATAAGCGAAGGAGACCTCGAACTTACTACCTGAGGGTTTCCTTTGGCCGTAAAAGCAAATATCTCAGACAAAAATCCTTTTGCAACCTTTGTCTTTTGACCATTTCTATCTGTCACGTTTACCATATAAGACGCACGACAATAATCTGATGAATCCGGAAAACGATTCTTGTAAAATTCTGTATCAAAAAGATTGTTTAAGCCCCTTTTCGTGTCTGACATGAGCTTATCGGTATAAGTATCGAGCCCAGCCACATAAACCGTCTGAGAGCCTGGAAATAGGCAAAATTCCTTTCCTCCAAGCGCGGCATGAAATTCTGTTGCACCTATTTGCCTACGTTTTAAAATACAGATATTCTTTCCCTCTTTTCTCGCACGCTCAATATGGTGAGTGTAATCATATTGTATCTCTAGAAAGCGGGGGTAAATAATTCCCTTTCGTCCAGTATTATGATTTACCCCCCTAACTTTCCAGAAATTTAAAAACCAATAATGATCTCCAGTAATACGAACCCCACCAACACTATAGCCATCTATCACATAACGATAGTTTTCATCCCAAAAGGAATCATAATAAATCGAGTCCTCGGGAGGAAGTCCATCTTTAGCTATAGGACTAAATAAGCTAGTATTAATGAATCTCCCCGGCAACTTTCTTAGCTTCTACAATGTAAATAATCAAGCTAATGATGAAATTAATGAGGCTACTAAATAGCATCCTTTCTTTCGAATCATCAAGCCATGGCACCTTAATGGCAATAACCATCAGTTCAGTAATCTTGTCTTCTACTAAGACTAAATCATTAGTCAGAATAATCGCATCAATAATATTCCTGATATTAGTCTTGTAGGGATCAGGAATCAATTCCCCAAATTGGTTGTCAAGAGTGTTTAGCGTGAAATAGAACAATGAATAATCAACTGTTTCAAGTAGTTTGTTTTTGAATTCAAACTTCAGATCCATCCATTTCGCAACTTCCACCGTTGCCTCTTGGCTTACAAATCCTTTTTCGCTCATCTTTTTTCTTTTTAAAGTATAACTTAATTGTTTGATATGTGGAAGTGACTACAGGAAATATCCAGTCACTATTTTTGTAAATCCATAAAGCAGCCTTTTTAATTGTCTGCCATGGGATTTTTATAACTTCCTTCGCTTTCATTCTTTGATGATAGTTAAAGTAAAAACATCAGGCAAAACCCTTAATAAGTTACGTAAAGCCATTCGACTACTTACAACATCAATATTCCCATCCTTGTCAATATCATCTAGCTTTAATCCTGGAGCTCCACATCCACGTAACTCTTTAACATAATTTGCAATATGCCATTTAATTCCACTACGATTGTGAACATCTATAATTTCGATATGCTCGTAATCAAATCTTCCTTCTCCAGGTCTCCTTTTTTCAGCTAAATATGTTCCAAGAGGAACACAGCTTTCATTCTTCTTATTGTTTTTCCATGGAAGCTCTAATAGATAACAGGTAAATAAAACTTCAGTTCCATTCAAAACAATAACCAGAGAAATCGTCTGGCGATCCTTATATGGTAAATCAAGTCTTATTTGGATAATCCTAATCATATCGAATTTAGAATAAATTGAATAACCACATTAACAATAACAGTTGAAACCGAGACAATCAAAGCAACTTTTTGATTAATCAGTGATACTTTCTTTGATAACCGCGCAATCTCCTTGTCATTTAATGCTTTATAATCAGAAACTGTATCCTTTATGTCGCTCTTAAAAGTATCAAGGATCTCCTTTATATCAAGCGTAATCTTGTTTGTTCTTTTTTCTTGATTTAATCGCATATCGCTTAAATCCTTTTCTTCTTTTAACGTAGCATCTGCAATATTTTTAGCAAGCTTAAGTTCAAGTTCAAAGAATTGCCTTGAGATCTTTTCTTGTTTGTCTTTTACCTCTTCTATTGCTTCTACTACAAGTTGTAGAATGTTCTTTTCATTTGCTGTCATTCTTTTATTAGGTTTTTTTGGCATTTGGAAATCGTTTAGATGAAGGTATTGTTATTGCAATAAATTGTGTATCAACAATAGCTTCTGCAATATGTGGTGTATTGGGATCAATAGTTATAATATCTTTTTCTTTAAGTGTAAATTCTTTTGAACCTTTTTTGTCCTCTAATGAATTAGCATTTTCCCAAATCTTTAGTTCACCTTTGTAAACAATAATAATCTCAAATTCTTTATGATAATGTGGAGAAAAAATCCCGCCCTTTGAAACTACAGTCTTAGCAATAGCTATATTGTTATTCTTTAGGATTCCTATACTATAGCCTACTCCTCCTAGAATGTTTAGCTCCATGAAATCATCTGAATAGTTGCCGTAAACTCCATCAGGAAGATTTTCTAGAATATCTTTCAACTTGCTTAAACTATTTGTTGGCATCTTTTTTTATCCTTTTTTTTAATCCATCCCATAATATAAACATTGAAAAAACAATCGATACGATGTATCTAATAACTTCCTGAAGATCATACTTCTTTGTCAATGCGAAAAATAAAGCTGCCAGGATAATACCGGTTGAAAGACTCTTGATCCAAGTCTTAACCTTTGCCTTAAACTTCGACTTTGAAATTTCATTGACAAGATAAGAGGTCATGATGAATGTAAAAGAAAATGTCCAGTTAATTAAAGATCCAAATTTCTGAATCTCTGAAGCTATAATATCAAATACTTGCTCTTCCATTTATAGGTAATGATTCCGGATCTTCAAACTTCCTAATGCGATTTGCACTTTGCTCAATGCTCCTTCGCTTAGTAGCAACGATCCCTTCTAATTCTTTTTGTAGCTGTAAAATGTCTTTGCTATTCTTTATGGCTTTTATACGTTCATCCATGTTGGAAACCTTGTAACTTCTTGTTGCTTTCTTCTTCCCCTGATCGCTTATTTCAACAACTTCACGTTCCCATGGTATACTATTCAAATGATCTAATAGACGATCAAAATCGGTCTGTAACTGCTCAAATTGAGCTTCTTCACGACTCATCCCATGACGTAACATCACCCTCTCGCAAGTCTCAAACTGTGGTGATTCAATACGATCCCTTTTTAAAGTAATGATCTGTGAAAAAACAAATTCCCTGCGTTGCTCTGGTGTATAACGAGCCATTAGCGGGGAATTTATTGAATAAAGATAAAATAAAGCCTTTAATTGATTGTGGTAAAGATTCTTCGATTTAGTAGTATCTGCATCCTTTAATAGACTAAAACAAGTAAAGTTCTTTGCATGATCGCTAAGCGTCACGTCTCCAGTCTCTGGATTGAATATTAAAAAATAATCATTCATCTTTCTAACCAATCTTGTAACATGCCATTATCAACAACATTTGCAGGATACAATTCCTTAGTATGAAATAGCCCAGACTGAAAAGTACCATTAAACCAATGACACTTTATCCCTACAATCCTAAAATAGGACTCTTCATTATTCTTTACCGGACGCTTGATGACCTTGTCAACAATCATCTTAAAACCATTATCCTTTAACAAGCCTTCTGAAACCATTTGGCGATGATAAACCTCCATTCCTGAAGTAATCCAGAACCTACTCCATTCAGGCCCCATCCTCTCTATGTACTCCTTGTCTTCTTTCATAGTATAATAAAAAAGAAACCCACCAGGCGATTCTTGGCAGTGAACCTGGCGGGCCTCTGAAGGATGTCCCTCTATGGTCGAGGAACTTTATCTAATCACCGCCATTAGTTCAACCTAAAATCTTACCATGGCAATGAACACTATTTTGTTACAAAGATAGCCTTTATTATTCATAACAAATAATAAAAGAATAATTTATGAACCGATAGTTACAATCATTATATCGAAATATCTCTGTTGGAAGAACCTTTAAATAAACCTTTGACCCTACAGCCAATCCTGGAACATTTAACTCTGGATCTATAGCCACAACCCATGCCTGCATAGGATGAGTGGAAAATAAATCCGATGGAGCACTTAAATGACTCGGCACGAGAATATCAGACTTCTTAGGCTTAACATCAATGGGATCAATAATCAAAACTTTAGGTGCAGGAATAACAGGAATAGGAAGAGAAACATGCCGCTTCTTTAACTCATCAATAGCATCCTTAGATGTAAAACCTACATCCACATTAAAGCCATTAATCATGTCTAAATAAATCCTCGCTAACACAGTTGTCGTTAATGAATTCATTTTCATATCTTAAAATTAAAATGGTAAATCTTCATTAATATCATTCGTAAGAAAATCAACACCATTATTCGAAGTTGAGATCGTGCCAGATTGTAAATTATCTATCGCAGATAAATTACTCCTGTCAATGTCCGAAAGAGTAACCGGAGACAAAATCGTCCCCTTAGAAGTAAATGAATGAGCAGGTGTAATCTCAAATAAATTCAAACTCACCATGAACCCCTCTGATCCATTATCCTTCCTAATATACCTGCGACCATTAATAGATACCTTCACCGTAACCTCATCTCCTACCTCGATCAAATCCAATAACGAAATCTTATTATTCGTCGCCTGAATAGGATAATACGAAGTGAAAGAACCATACTTAGTAACCAAATCTTCCTGGATGATAACCTCACGTAACGAAAATCTCTCCGTAATTTGTTTTACATCTCCAAGCTTGTAAACTATACCCTTAATCTCTTCCATAACTCATTAAAATTAAAGTTTCTTTTTATTGTAAGTAAATTATATGTACATACCAAAATAATCGAAATTTGAGGCTGTAATCGATCCCTTATCAAAAAAATTAATACCAGTATTGTCCTCCTCGAAAAAAATAAAAGATCTAGTCCAATCCGATTCAAAAAAACTATCATGTATATCAAAACAAATAATCGTAAACATAATATCCTAATTTTCGCAAAATATGTATAACATGAATAACGAATTACTCAATACAATCAAAGAATGAGACTCCAAATGAGACCGGAAATCCTTCCCGCAATATAAACATACATCCTCGCCCGTGGAAACCCTCATCGCACGAAACCTACTACATACAAAACTTTTCATATCAAAAAATATTAAACTATACCTTCTTATATAACTTCGTGCCATCAGGAAAATCAACACGGAGAAAAACTCCACCAGATAACCTGCCTATATGACCCCCCCTAACTTCATACTCATCATAAATATCATGAACCTCATGACGTATAACATTAACAACCCCAACCTCAGCCTCTAAACGACGTAATGAATCGATATACTTCTCCGGGATGCTGCGACTAGGCTGTAACGTCCTGCGTGGCATCCTACATAAATCTTCAATCTCCCGTAAACTATACCTCTTACGTAAATTACCTAAATCATAAAACGCCATACCTAAACCTCCTTGTAATTGCCTATTGCAAATATAACAACTACTCAATTAAGCCTTGTTACAAACATGTAACATTTATTAACAAGTTACAAACATGTAACAAATAAAAAAATATATAAAAAAAAATTGTGGGCATAGAAAGCTCCCTACCCATACCGCCCCCGCCTATTAGTGTAATCAATTAAATCTATTAAAATGAAAAGCATTAGTGAAAGAGGGCTGGCTTGCGCCAGTCTTGGAGTCCTCTTAGATGGGGACTTCGAGCCGATGGAGTTCTCCATCGGAAGGGAATTCACCTCGAGAAAAGGTGTGGACTTTGTCGAGTTGCTGTCGAAAGACAGCAGCGTAATTATTCAAGCTGGAATGCTTGGCCGGCAGATCGGAAGAGCACAC